GCTTGTTAGTTTAAGTATTACTGATGGGTCGAGTGGACAAGTATTATCTGCAAACGGCAACGGTACATTTACATTTATTACACCAGCCGCAACTGGCATTCAGAACTTATTCGAAACAGTTGCAGGCGATACCGGAACAACAACTGCAAATGCCGCAACTGACACATTAACACTAGCAGGCGGCACAAACATTACAACTAGTATTGTTGGTGATACGCTTACTATTAACTATGCGGGCGATGCACTAAGTGGTGAAGCAAACCAAAATGCATTTAGTAATGTTCAAGCAGACTCAGGTCTTGCAGAAGCAGACGGTGCAACTGACACACTAACTATTGCCGGTGGTACAAATATTACTACAGCAGTAACAGGTGACACAATTACTATTAACGGAACTTCTCCAACACTTGCAACACTTAGTGGAGTTGATGTTACTGGAGTTACAACTGGTAATGTACTTGTATATAACGGAACTTCTTGGGTAGACAGTGAACATACTATTGACCAAATAGCATATCCTGCAATTACAACATTAACTGTGACAGCAGATTCAAACAATGGATACAAATTTGATCAGTATGGTGCAACAGAAGATCCAACACTCTTTGCATTGGCAGGAGCAACTATTGCATTTAAGATTACAACAGCAAATCACCCATTCCAAATTCAGAATAGTGGTGGATCGGTATACAGTACTGGATTAGTACACGTTGCGTTAGACGGCACAGAAACAACTGGTTCATCGGCACAGGGTAAAACATCTGGTACATTGTATTGGAAAATTCCTTCAAATATCTCAGGAAACTATGGATATGTATGTACATCACATGCATCAATGGCAGGAACTATTACAATCAAATCGATAAGCGCAATTTAATAAGGGAACACAATGGCAACAGTAATTAACGATAAATTCCAAGCACAAAATGGATTTGAAAGTCCTTTCTTTACAGTCGACACAGCTGGTAAACTAACTACTCCTGTTATCGATGTTCAAAGCATTTTGCTCAACGGAACACCATTTGTTGCTTATGTTCCTCCAGCAGATGATGCAGGTGACGATACGGGGACACAAGTATCAAATAGCTTTGATAGCCTTGCTGTAACTGGCGGTGTTTTTAAAGTTAACTACTTGTCTGACACTGCATTATCGGTAGTTAACGGCAGAGTAATTATTAAAAGTGTTGGAGCACTTCCGGGTAGCATAGACAATGTAGAAATTGGATATAATACTCCTTCACAAATAAGAGTACACACAATTGATATGGCAACGAATCCAGACAGCTCAGCATCATCAATCAATATGAATGGTGCAAGCTTCGTCGGAGACGTAAATATCAGTAACAATGTATTGTTGGTTAATCAACCTACACTGGGTACACACGCAACTAGTAAAAGTTATGTAGACGCAACGGCCACAGCCCTTGCAGTAGCATTTGGAGCATAAAGAGAATGGCTAAGAAAAAGATTTATAATTACAAGTTTTATCCAGGTATTGGAGTAAACGACAACACGTATCCGAATGCATGGGCATTGTTAGATGCAAACATAGCATTTATTAAAGCGGAGGTAGCGGCTTGGATCGCACAGCAAGTAGCAGACGGGGCAGACGGCTTTAGTGGGTATACTTACGATCAAGCAAGATGTGAACGAGACACAGGGTTCAACCTTGTTGCTTGGGCACACGATTTACGCTACACTGGTAACGAAGAAACAACAAGAATTTCAAAAACTTATTGGGAGCAAGAAGTTGCTCAAGTCGACGGTGACAGAATAGCAGAAATTAGAGCTAAAGAATATACTCGTGACTTAGTTGTTAACCATGTTTTTAATAACTCGCCACAGTCTACACCTTATCAAGGTAACATTGCTCAAGTAATTGACGGAACTAAGACTGTTGAAAACGCGGCTCCTGGACGTATTCAACTACTGTCAGGAATTGTTATTAGTGTACTAACAACAGGCACAAGTGCATTACCGACCTTTGAGCGCAAAGGATTAGGTCATGTTAGATTCCAAGGTAACTATGATGCTAGTGACTTGTTAATTATAACAAACACTACTAAATCAGAAGTTATTTACAACTTTACAGATGTTCTAAAAGGCGGTAAAGTAACAAGAATTGATGACGTTACACCTAGAGATTCAAGTGGATATGTTCCAAAGTATGATAGTGTGTCGGCTAATGAAAATGCTGACTTAGACTTTCCAAAATACTTACAAGTTACTGATGCAGTAACAATTATTGACTTAAACTACAATACTTCGACGCACGTAGAATCAGATGAATTACAAATCTTTATTGATAGCCCAGAGCAAAGAACAAGACCATATGACTTTGGTACTGATGCTATTGAACGTATGCGTATTGCACCTCCATTGTCAATGCTTGACGCTGACTTTGAGTACGGTCTACAGCCTACTAAATGGTCAGCTATTGGTATGATGCGCGGATATCCAAGTGTGTACGAGCTACCAGGCACTGATACACAGGTGCTAACAGTACAAACAGATGCATCGTCTGGCACAGCTGGCATTGGATCAAGTTTAATTACAGTTACAACAGTTGGCGCCCATGGATTCTTAGCAGGCACCCCAATTACAATTAAAGCACTTGAAGATAGTGTTGGCGGCGCGGCACGTGGTGAAGGATCATTTATTATTCAATCCATTCCAACTAACACTACATTTACATTTTATGCTAAAGCAAAAGTTGGTACAAGTAATGGCGAGGTTCTTTCAACAACGTATACACAGCTAAGACAGGGTGCATTTTATACAGGAGCAAGTGTTGGACAGCCGGCATTTACTTTGTTTAGTAATGGTACAAACGGTACCATGAGTTTAGCACTTACTGCACAAATTAGTGAGAACAGACTTGCATTTACAGGAGATGTTCCAGAAGTTGGTGCTCCGATTGTTAACGGATCACTCCCAACAGGAACACAAGTTACAGCTATTTCAAGTACACCAGACGGTAACGCACTACCACTAAACTTAACACAAGATATTAGTATTGGAAACACTGACATTGTAGTATCAAGCACAACAGGTATTGTTGTAGGACTGGCGGCCGATAACGGAAGTGGTGATGCTATATTTGTTAACAACATTTCAGGAAACACTCTTAGTATGAGTGGTGCATTTACTGGTGCAATTACAAGAAACACAGAAACCTATACAGGCGTAAGTGGTACTATTGCTACCCCTGCAGGTCTAAACGCACAATTTACAATTTCAAAAGCTGGTACAACATATACTATTGATGCAGTAACACAAGCAGGTAGTGGATATGTAATAGGTGACACACTACTAGTTACAGGTGACAATTTAGGCGGAACTACTCCAACTAACGATGTATCAATAACTGTAAGTACAATTAATGGATCAGGTGGCATAACAGGTGGAACTATTGCAGGTACTGCACTTAGCGGAACAATTAGTTATACTGGCCCTACAAAAACATATATAAACGCAGGCGGAACAATTAACTCTGCGCAGTTTGATATCAACTTTGCAGGCGCTGGATTTAGTTCAGTTGATATTAGTTCACCAAACGACAGTACAGGTTATGCAATTAACGACAGACTAAGAATTGAAGGTGGCCAGCTATTGGGCGGCACAGGACAAAACGGTAACGTAGCCAACGGCGGTAATGACTTTGTTGGTAAAGTTACAGGAGTTTCTGCAGGCGGATCAATTAGTGCAATAGTTCCAGATAACAGCGGATGGAGTATAGGTACACCACCAAGTCAATCAAGAAGTTATAGCTTTGGTGGGTCAAACTTAGCATTTACAGGCGGATCAGGCAGTGGACTTGAATTTAGTATTAATGTAAACGGAACAACGTATACATACCAGTCATCAGGAACTGATGGAACAGGTTATACAACAGCAGATACACTTGTTTGTGCTGGTAATTTATTAGGCGGGGCAACTCCGGCAAACGATTTATATCTAAGAGTAGTATCAGTTAACGGCGTAGGTGCTATTACTGATGTTCGTTTAGAAGGAAGTGATGTATCATCAGTACCGGCGGCATTTAACGGTGGTGTGTTTGAATCAAAGTCAATGGCTAATTTAGCAGGCGCAAGTGCAACGTTTAATGTTGCTAATGACGGTTCTACATTTACTACAACAGTTACAGCAAATGGTACAAACTATCATGTTGGTCAAACTTTTGTAATAGCAGGTACAGAAATTGGCGGCACAACTACAGCAAACGATGCAACTATTACAATTGATAGTGTTAATGGCGAAACTGGTGCTATCGGTACTGTAAGTATTGCAGGTACTGCTCCGGCACTACCAACAGTCTTTACAGGTCAAGCAGGTAGTAACGTAGCACATGCAGGTACAAGTGCTACATTTGATATTACTAGAACATCAGGCACACTAACTACCACAATCGGCTCAAGCGGTAGTGGATATAAAGTTGGTAACACTTTAACAGTAGTAGGTACTAACTTAGGCGGTGCAACTACAGCAAACGATGCAACTATTGTAGTAGCATCAGTAGACGGCAGTGGCGGACTATCAACAGTTACTATTACAGGTACTGGTGCAGGTGGAGGCGGCCTTAGCTTAGTAAACGGCGTTACACTAACAGACTTTACAACAGCAGAAATTAGTTCAAGTTCAAGTGTTAACTTTGAGGCACTAGCTACTATCGAAGTAACATGGCCTTACTCACATGGTATTGTTCCAGGTGATACTTTCTTAGTTGATGTTAACTCTGATGATGGCGGATCAAATAATCACGCACTAGCATCAGGATCATTCCTTGCTATTAATGTTCCAACCACTAAGAAAATTAGATACAATACAAGAGCACCTGGTTCTATTTTAGAATTTACAGCAGGCGACAGTACTGAAGATAGAATCCAAGGTAACGTATACTTACGTCCAGATAGCTTCTTTATTCACAGACCATATGACGGTGGTGTGCAACTAGGCACAGGCGGTCCACAGCACGGAGCGCAAGCAATACGTCAAAGTAAAAAATATATTAGATATCAGTCAGGTAAAGGTATTATGTATACAACTGGTGCACTTTTTGCTCCGAGTTATGACGTAAGAACTGTTACAGCAGACGGAACAGGCATTGGTGCTATTGTTACTATTACAACAGATGACAACGATCACGGCGCCCAAGTTGGTGGCAAGATTAGACTTATTGGTGTTGAAACAGCAGGCTACAACGGCGAATATGTAATTACACAAATTATAGATGAAAGAAGTTTAAGATGTCTTTCAACTAGACGACTAGGCGCTACTACTGCAATCTTAGGATTTGCGGCACAAATGACCGTTGTTGGATGGCATGGCGCAACAGTGCGTTCAGGTGTATTTGATGATCAAAACGGAATTTATTGGGAGTTTGATGGATCAAACGTTAGTGTAGCACAGCGTACAAGTACAAAACAAGTTGCAGGAACTGTAGCAATTAATACAGATAGTAACTTGATGATAGGAAACAATACACGATTTAGAGATCAGTTAAAAGCTGGTGATAGAATTGTTATCAAAGGAATGACACACGTTGTTTCGAACGTTGATTCACAAACACAGATGACTGTAACACCAGATTATAGAGGTGTTAATAGCGTACTAGCGGCAAAGGTTAATTTAATTACAGATAAAAAAGTTCTGCAAGAAGAGTGGAACTTAGATAGGTTAGACGGCACAGGACCAAGTGGATACAATATGGATGTTAGATACATGCAGATGATTGGTATTCAATACAGTTGGTATGGCGCAGGCTTTATTGACTGGATGCTACGTGGTGCAGATGGTAACTTTGTATTCTGTCACAGAATGCGTAACTCAAACGTAAACACAGAAGCATTTATGCGTTCAGGTAACTTACCAGTGCGTTATGAAGTTACTAACGAAGGATCTAACTCCGCATTACGCACAGATATTACAGCTAGTGAAACAATTATTCCAGTAGTTGAATCTAAATTCTTTCCAGATGCAGGAACAGTCTACATTGATAACGAGTTAATTAGTTATACATCTATTGACCATGTTAACAAAAATCTTACAAACGTTACTAGAGGAACAACACTTACAAACTTCCAAGCTGGTGCCACTAGACAGTATAATGCAGGGTCTGCAACTTCACACATTGCAAGAACAGGTGTTATTTTAATTAGTAATACTATTACACCGTTGATTAGTCACTGGGGTAGTGCGTTTATTACAGATGGCGGCTTTGATGATGACCGTGGTTATATTTTCTCATACACAGAAACAGGACTAAGTGTTAGTACAACAAAACAAACAGCGTTCTTATTAAGACTAGCACCTAGTGTTAGTAATGCTATTGTTGGCGACTTAGGTGATAGAGAGCTACTAAACAGAGCTCAGTTGCTTATGCAAGGCTTAGAAATCACATCAGATGGTACGGCCGCTGACGATACACCAATTAGAGGTGGTATTGTTATTGAAGGTGTGCTTAACCCACAGAACTATCCACTTAACCCAGGTGACATTGGTTGGACAGGACTAGCAGGACTTGCACAAGGTGGACAACCTAGTTTTGCACAGGTTGCTTCCGGTGGTAGTGTTAACTGGAACAGTGGTGATTCAGCAACATATACAACAGCGGCAGTTATGGCCCAGGTTACAACATCGGCACAATTGATGCCATGGTGGAACTTTAGAACAAACAGAAGTTATGGCTACTTTGCTCAAGATAGCTGGGAAACAGCTAACTTAACAGCAGGTGATCAAATTGCTGATGGCGCAGGCGGTGGTGACTTTTTCCCTGCAGGAACTACAATCCAGCAGATTATTGACCAAACTGTTTATGGTAGATACTTAGTTTACTTCTCAAGCAATCCAAACGCTAACAGTGGTAACGGTGCTTCACAATCATTCCAAAAGGGCGGCGATACTGTTAACTCAGCATTTGCTCTCTTTACTAAGAGTGTTTGGGACACGGCAGGCGCCAAAGGTGGTACAGCATTAGGCAATTCAAGTGGTGCTCCAACTAACCAAAGTGATATTACTTTTCCAGCTTCGTCAAGTGTTTCAAATATTGAAGGACCTTTATTGTTTGGTAATCAAGGCAGTGGCGGTATTGAATACTATAAGGTTACGTTTAACAACTCCTATAATGGTACATTGTCATCAGGTGATTTATTTAACTTTGAGTTTAGTCAACCACCATTTGCACAGCCAGGAGAAACTGTGTTCTCATTTATTGCGACACCGGGTGAACGTGCAACACTAGATCTAGGACAGTTGAAAGAACTTACAAATACTACACTAGGTGGTAGAGGTACTTTCCCAAATGGTCCTGACGTACTAGCACTAAACGTTTATAAGACGACTGGTGAAGCATTGGATGCTAACATTATTATTAAATGGGGTGAAGCGCAGGCTTAACAGTACTGTAATCACCCACAAAAAAAGGAGCAGTAATTGCTCCTTTTTTATTGACTTAAATTTAAATCTATTCTTGATCTATAATTTCCATTGCTGGCTTTATCTTTTGGCTATCACCTGGACCAATGCGATAATTATCTTCTACACTATCAGGAGTGCTTACTTCAGTAATACTACTTCCAGCTTCCATACATACTAACTGATGCGGCATTAATGGCGGATTGTGCCATACTGAACCTTCTACAAGTTCTTGACTTTTGTACTCAGCAGTATCAGTGTCAATATAATTAAGTAAGAATCTGCCATTGTTTACAAACCAAGACTCGTCTTTTTCTCTATGGAAGTGCATACTAAACTTAGCGCCTACTCGATTAAACACCATAATCTTTCCACAGTATTTTTCGTTAGTGGCCCAAATTAATTCGTAACCCCAGCCTTTATCTACCTTACCTTCTAGTCTAGTCGGTTGCATTAATATACTCCTCTACAGTCATCCAATGTCTAATCGGTACAGCATTATGTAACTTAGCATTGTCAGCACAAGTGTATTCTTGGTATTGTGATTTTAACTTATCTGGCATCGGAATGTATTCAATTTTTGCATCATACTTTTTAGCTATTGTTCTAGCAACTTCTTCTACACTTGGCGCTTTGTTAGTGCCCATATTAAATAAGCCAGCTTCGTCTGTGTGCATTAGCTTTTCTTGTATTACTGCAATATCGTGTACACAAATACAATCTCTAAAATACTTGTCGCTGTCTTCAAACAATTTAATTACACCATCTTGCGAAGCCTGTTTTTGAAACTTACTAACTAGACTCATTTGATCGCCTTTGTGTCCTTCACCGGGTCCGTACACATTAAAATATCTAAAAGTTTGTACATTCATACTAAAGCTATCGTAGCCGTTATCATTTAGGAACTTGTCAACTAAAAACTTACTCCATGCATACGGTGTTTGTGGATACACTGCACTAGATTCATTAAACTCTGTCATGTTACCATACACTGCGGCTGTACTTGCTATTTGGATATTTGTTCCAAAGTGGTCACAAATTTGTAACAATCTTAATGTAAATTCATAATTGTGTTGCCACACTTTTTCTACATCACGTTCGGTAGTATCTGAAATTGCACCACAATGCACAACCCAATCATACCCTTCAACATGCGGTACAACGTTTTCTACCCAGTCATAACCTTCAACTTCGTGACCTTGTTCTGTTAGGTAATTGGAAATATAACTCCCAATAAATCCTTTATATCCTGTAACTAATACTTTCATTCTCACCTCTTTTATATATTATACTATCTTTTGTTTAGTGTGTCAACTATTAAAGTTGTGCTATGTCCTTCTAGTATAGGAAATATAACCACGTTGGCTAACTCGTTTCCTACTACGGTCTCTACTGTATAGTCACCGCCTTTTACTATAATACTTGGCTCTAATTTGGTAATTGCTTCCAACGGAGTGTCTTCTTCAAACACTATCACCTCGTCTACAAAACCAAGCATTAATAGGCTTTCCTTGCGGGTGTGCTGATCGTTAATGGGTCTTAAATCACCTTTTAATCGCTTAACACTGGAATCGCTGTTAATGCCCACTACTAGGCGATTACCTAGTGTTTTAGCATGGCTAAGAAGCTTTAAATGCCCTATGTGTAGTATATCAAATACTCCATTAGTAAACACAATGCTATCCTCAATATCGGTTACTGTAAGCAAGTGTGTGCCTACATGTTTAACTGCTTCTCTAGAACCCCTAACGGCAAGTTCTAAACAATGCTTATGATTGTATTGCTTTGTTAATCCGTATACAAATGCGGCCAAGAAACAATCTCCTGCACCTGTAACATCTGACACTTCTACATCCTCAACTGGAATATCGTAATCTACATTATCTATTGTGGCAACTACATTATTGCCTGCATTAGTTGTAATGATATTACCCTGCCAGCTTGTAAATCCAAACTTAGTAAACTCACTATGATTGGGTTTTATTAACCACGCATCTTTATAATGTTTAGCATGTTCTTTAGGATCTACAATTATTTTACAATTAAATCTGTTAATGTGCTTGATAATTTCAAGTGACTCGTCTAACACACCTTTATTATAATCACTTAATATCACATACTCGTATTCTGAAAAGTCCTGTAACTCTATAGTTTCTAATACTAGTGTACTGTCTGCATGTTTATCATCGTCAATGCGTGTAACATAGTGTCCGTCACAAATTACTCTAGTTTTAATGCTACTAGGCTGTTCAGTTTCAAATAGTGTCACGTCGACGCCTAAGCTCTTTAAGTTTTTGTAAACAAGTCCTGCACCGCCAAGTGTTTCAACTTCATGTAAGTGTTTAACAATAGGTACAGGCGCTTCGGGGCTTAAACGTTGTGAAGTGCCATAGATATATTTGTCGATTATTACATCGCCAATAACTAATACTTTCATTATTGCATACCTTTTATATACTGTGTATTGTCTGGTAAATTTTCACTATTCATATGATACTGTTGTATGTTATACGAATACGCATTGTCACTAATTTGTACATTGTTATTAAATTTTAATTCTTTTTGTGCAACCTCAGCTGTTAGTTTGCCAGTACCTGCAAGTACATAACTCCACAACGGCCAGCCCGCTCCGCCCTCTAGTCTTGGGAATAATGTTGCATTAGGTACTCTGTGTTTACAAACTTCGTGCATAGACTTTACAAAGTTAGTAGCTGTTGCACCGCTGTTAATATACTTCCAAAATTCTGTATCTTTACGCCCACATGTATAATGTGCTACTAAAAAGTCCTTCATTGTATCGTATAAATGAGCATTCTTTTTGTTATAATCATCTACAGTTCCAGTGTTACAGGTCTCTTCTTTAGTTGCTCCTAAGCAACCAAAAACAAAATGTTTTATTTGCATTATTGTTGTATGAATACTTGTTGCCTCTAATGGTTCTGCAAACGCTCCAGCTAGACCAATTGATAATACGTTCTTAATCCAAAGTTTTTCTTGTCTACCACTATCAAATTTAATATGCCTAATTGGGTCAACTTTACGTCCAATTGTTTGTTCAAGTTCTGCATGTGCTTGATCAGGAGTAACAAAATCATCACAGAATACATAGCCACAACCGCGTCTGTGCTTTGTAGGTATTTGCCAACACCAGCCATTATTTTGTGCCCAGGCATTAGTTACTGGCTGAATAACTTCATCATCTTCATATGGTAAATGAAACGGTAATGCACTGTTTACAGGTAAATTATCCTTGTAACTTTTCCATTTGCCGCCAACTGCATTAATTAATATTCTATTAAATCCAGTAGCATCAATAAACATGTCACCTTCTACTGTCTTGCCATTACTTAATTTTACTGAAGTAACAAAACCTGTTTCACTATCAAGTTGTACATGCTCTACTTCACTATCAATATGTTCAGCATGTGTAGCAACTTTTTTGAAATATTGCCCTGCAAGATGTGCATCCATATGATATGCATGATTGCCGTTAACTTGTACAAGTGTATTTTTATTGTGATGTATTTTATAACCAAGTTCTGTTGCAATGTGTAGTAAATCTTGATCTCTAAAGCCTAAAGCATGTTGAAAAACAATATCACCATGGTCATTACTAGTAGGAGTGCCATCAATAGGACCAATATAAAACTTACTAGGATCTTCATTCCAGCCTATATGTTTGATGCCTAACTTAATTGTAGCATCACACTCTTTAATAAAGTCTTGTTCATCAATTCCAAAGTCCCACATTTCATTTTGTATAATAGTTGTAAGAGCACCAGTAGTGCTTTCGCCTACTCCAACTACTCCAACTTTAGTACTTTCAATACAAGTAACTGTATGTTCTGGCCTAATTTTACTAATCATAAGTGCGGCTAACCATCCAGCAGTTCCGCCACCAACAATAACTATTTTCATAGCATTATATCTCTATCTGTACGACTCATAGCTTTTAAAAACCAGTCAACACCTAAGTTAGTAGTTTCAATTGCATCAGAGTGTGACATACTAACTATATGTCTTAGGTATTCTTGTTTCATAAACTCTTGTTGCTGTTCTTCTAGTTCTAATTTTGGTATCCTTGATACATCAGAGTGTGCTGGATATCCCATTTGTATTAACCAAAGTTGCCAATTAGGTGGATGAAATAGTGTAACTGAATTTACTCTAGAGTAAAAACTTCTTTTAGGATCCTTTAACCAACGTTCATAAAATTTATGTTTGTCTGATTTTACATGTGTTTCTTTTACAAAATTCCAAAAAGGTGTATCCCATTCAGTATCAGCATAATGACTGTTAATAAAATCAACAGCATCATCATACCAATCCATCATATAATTATTGTAAGCACTAATTCTCTTGTCATCATACCATTGCTGGGGTATCATTTTTGCAAGTTCTTCAACACCTGTTGTCATACTTGCTAACCCTGTACTCTCTAACGGCTCAATAAATCCGCCACTTAGGCCAATTGAAACAACATTCTTTTCCCAAAAGTTTTTACTATAATACGGGTTCCAGTCAATAACTTTCATATCTTCTGGTTTGATTCTTCCATCCCAATGATCGCTAAAATATTGTTTAGCAGTGTCAACGTCAGTAATATCTCTATTGAATACCATGCCACTGCCCATGCGTGACTGTGTAGGAATTTTCCAAATCCATCCATGGTCTACAGCAGGACAATTTACATATGGTGTACGTTCTTTTTCAATATCTTCATATTCTACATGTCCTGCAACAGCAGTATTTGTAAATAATCTTCCTTCGCCTAGCAACTCAACTCTGTCTGGCTTTTTTAGTATTGAACCAAAGCCAGTACAATCAATAAAGAAGTCTCCTTTATGTGTTAGCCCGTTTGCTAATTTTAGTTCAGTAATATATCCTTGGTCGTCTCTAATAACATCTACAACTTCACTTTTAATAATATTCGTGTCTCTTTGACATATTTCTTGTAAACGTTTTACTAGTTTTCCGCAATCAATGTGATATGCTAGTGTTGTATACGCATGGTGTATGTCAATTTTATTATCCATAGTTGTTTTATAACAGGGTAAAGCCTGCTCTTGAAAGGTTTCACGCTTGCCTAGATCTGCCCAAACATCGTATTGTGTTATTGCTTGATCAACATATGATTTATTAAGATAAAAAGGATGCCATACAGTATTGCCTGGCTTCTTCCATCCCGGAAAGTTAATACCAGCCTTATACGTTCCATCTATTTGTGTAAACCAATCTCTTTCATGTAATCCACACTCTCTAAGAAAAGAAGGAAAAGTTAATACAGTTGCTTCACCAACACCAATAGGTGTTCCTACTTCTTTATCAATTATTGTTAATGGAACGTCCCACATATTATTTCGAATATATGCGGCTGTTAACCATGCCGCTGACCCACCGCCTACTATTGTAATGTTTTTGATTTGCTTCATTTTTTATCCTGTTCTAAATAATCAATTAGACTAAAAACTGTTTCAAATTTAGTTTGATTGGTTTTGCTTTGTAGTGTATTACGTAATCCCATGTGCAAGGGCTTTGGCCATCTTCCAAAAGATACCCATGCATATCCATCATGTTCATAATTTAATTCTGGGATAAATTCTTCTTGAATTATTACAAGATATGTATGAAAGCTAAACTTTTCATCAGTGCTTATAAATGTTTCTAAAGGAATTGTTTTTGTTATATTAGGAATGCCACCAATTTCTTCTTGTATTTCTCTTTCAAGTGCAGGCCACGGCAATTCATCCTTGCCATTAGTTCCACCAACAAGTCCCCATACGTGCTTCTGTTTACTTTGGGTGCGATGTAAGAGTAAGAATCTTTTTGTTTTAAGGGAATAAAACAATGCACCACTACAAATTATTTCTTGAGTCATGCAAGTACTTATTTTAGAGTGACAGGCGCCAGGTCCCTTTTCGGTATTCGCCTTCGAACGATAATATCCATTCTGTGCCAGTCCATCTATACTGAACACCTGTGTTAAGATTTGTTAGATATTTTGTGGTTGTACCAACGTCTGCACTAGCATCAAACACTACATGCCATTGTGCGCCGTCCCATTCTATAACGTCATTTTCATTAGCAACGAAATCTGAATTGTCTGTATTTTTCCAGGCATCTGGACCATCATATGGGTCCTTAGAACTACCATCACTTGGATCCTGACCAAAGTCCATTAGTCCACCAACGTTACTACTAGTGTTAATTGACCCTAATAATAACAGTCTTAACCCTGCGGCTTTTGCAGTAGTTGGATTGTATTTGGCAGGATTAATAATAAAGTCTACTGATCCTGTATTATTTCTGCCACTGGGTGAATTTAACGATGAGTTGGTTGGTATAGTGTCGTCATCCCACGCAATAATAAGTTGTGTTTCGTCCAATGGGTTAATTGTTATAGCACCATTAACACTAATACTAGTATTTTCGCCGGTTAATAACTTACGTTGTAATTGTAGCTGTGATAATCCAGCTTTGTATTCGCCGGGTTGTACATCAATAATTTTACTCCACTGTACAGAGCCTGCAATACCCTTATCTATAATTTGTGCTATATTATTTAACACAACAATTTCGTAATCTTTAAATGTAGTCATACCTACTTGTACGTTATTACCCTGTCGTTCTGCTCTAGTAGTTTGTTTATTCATTGCCGGACGCTCTTGTTCAGTATCGCTGTATGCAAGTAATTCAGGAGTACTTAATCCTAAGTCGATTGTTCCGTTTGACTCGTCAAATATACTCATTATAACATTTGTAATAACGCCTAGCTTTTTAACTTTAGCAGGAAGGTTAATGTATATTGGTGTAGTAAATCCAAGTTGTGCAATATCAATTTCAGACTCTGTTCCAATTGGAATAGATCTATTACTAAAACTTAAACTAGACAATTCAACACTGGTTAAACTACTCCAGTCAACATAATTATCTGTTGTTTGTATTTCCAAACTAGGATTAAACAGCATTAATATTTGTTCCATAATTTGTAATTTTTGATCAGTATTAGTTGACCAAACATCAACATTAATTTGTAGGTTATACGGACTAGGCATTATACGCTCTACAGTGTAATTTTTGCCTTGTGTGTTTAAGTATTCTGCTCCGTCAGTATCGTATGCACGTTCACGTATATTAACTTTACTAACAAACGAACTGTCACTTGTGCGTGTTCTGTCCTGTTCTAATCCAGTGATATACACGCCCATACGCGGAGCACTTGGTATTTTGTTCTCACTATTATCTCTAATGATATGCCCAACTTGTCGAGTAATATCACCGTAGGTTACTGGAACACGAACTATTTTCCCGTCACCGTCTTTGTAAGAAAAGTTACTAAACAGTCTCACTAACTGTGTAACATAGCGCCTAATCTGTCCATCATAAAAGTGGTTCATTAGTTATCTGCCTTTGGTCTAAGTGCGGATCCAAGTCCTTGTCTTTCGACAACTGTTTCGCCACCAATCGTTGAAGTTTTTGTATTATTAATAAATCCTGTACGCTGTGTATCTTTAGCAATAGTGTTAGTCAATGTCATACGTACATTATCTTCCATCTTAACCCAACGTTGTCCGTCATATCTAAATAGTCTGTTCGGCATCATATCTACTCTTAAGAAGTAATCACCTTTAACTTGACTAAGTGGAAAGCTAAGACCACTGCCAAACGCTTCACCGTTTGGAGCAATGCCGTCACCAATTAAGTAACCTGTATAACCTTCTCTTTCAGGAGTTTGATTGACTCGATCTGCTAATTCGTTTTCTGTACTAGCATCAAGTGTAGTAATGTCGGTTGTAACTAGTTCTGGAACACCTTCGTCATCAACCTGTAATGTGTACAAATGACTAGTATCAAATCCTGCTTTAGGAGCATCTGCTTCTGCTTGCTCAAGAATAGCATCATTAATTTGCATTTCTTTGTCGTATGTACTAAGCACATCACGTAACGTTTGTGTACTTCCCTCTTCGGCAGGTAAATCAAGTATCTCTTTGAACTCTTGACTGTCAACAATCTGCTTCATTTTAACTCTGTACAAGTGTGGATACCAAGTTTGGCTAAATCCTTCGCTTGCTCTATTCACATCTTCTACTACATAGTACCGTTTAAGTGCTACGCTAAAATCATTTGCCGCATATTCGTCTTTTAAGTGCGGCAACTCAATGACATCACCAGACATGATCTTACGCCCTAGTGTCCTAACACTATAGTTGATTGGGATTGTCATGAATATAATATCGTTTTGTAAGAATAATCCAAACTGACTCATGTCAAAGTCTACATCTGATACGCTATAAATTCCACGCATCGTGTAAATGTCTGGGTCGTATTTTCTATCCCTGTTTTCAAGGAACAACATATCTTGTATATTGGTTTCTTTTACAGCATCATAACGAGGCTGGTCAGCAGTTGCGTCTGCTTCACTAGGATTTTTAGGGCCAAGATACTTATGAACAAAAACATCTGTACCACCGATTGTAAACATCTCGGTAATACTTTTGTCTAAGAATGAGTAGTCTTTCCCTCTCTCGGGTTTATATAAGCTAAGTTTTGGCATTGTAATAGTATTTATCGTTGTGCATAAATACTATATCGGAGAACATGACATGTCTGACAATTTAGATACAAAAAAACAAGAAGTTTACAAATACGTTGAAGCAATGCTCGGCGGCGGAATGGTTGATGTTGAACTAGATCCGATTCATTATGAAACTGCACTTAACACTGCACTAACAAGGTTTAGGCAACGTAGTGATAACTCAGTTGAAGAATCATATATTTTTATGCCTACAGTAATAGATCAAAACTCATATATACTTCCTACTGAAGTACAAGAAGTGCGCCAAATTTTCCGTAGAAGTATTGGATCACGCTCCGGTGGCGGCGATGGTGGAACATTATTTGAACCGTTTAACATGGCTTACACAAACACGTATCTACTTGCTAGTTCAAACATGGGCGGTCTAGCAACATACAATGCATTTGCTGGATATCAAGAATTAGTAGGACGTATGTTTGGTAGTTTCATCGAGTTTGCTTGGAATAGATCACAAAAGAAATTAACTATCTTACAAAGACCAAGAGCTGAAGAAGAATTACTTCTTTACTGCTACAATCACAGACCAGATTTTGAGCTGTTAGACGATTACATGGCAGTGCAATGGATTAAAGATTATACACTTGCTAAATGTAAGTATATGTTAGGCGAAGCAAGGTCTAAATTTGCTACTATTGCAGGACCACAAGGCGGTTCGAGTCTTAACGGTGATGCGCTTAAAGCAGAAGCACAGATGGAATTAGACAAATTAGAAACTGAAGTATCAATGCAAATATCCGGTGGTCAAGGCTACGGATTTATGATAGGCTAATTGACCCAACGTTAGCGCCAACATTTTGTTATTTTGTAAATACATTGTAACAAGGAGAAGCTCATGTGTTCACCGTACGTTCGTAAACAAGCCAACCGACTTAACTGGATAATCAAAGGCACACTAATTGACATTAGCTGGTCCGATGATGACGTTGAAAAAACCTACAACTCATACTTTAAACGTGTTTGGGGGAATAATGAAAGTTATATCCACGAAG